GCCGGCGCTGATAGGCACATCATTGTTGATGACGCAAGCGATAACTTCAACCCGGCAGATTACGAATCTTCGTATGTTATAGATACAAAGGTTTATCGTAACGAAAAAAATCTTGGTTGTTTCAAAACAATCAACGAAGGTGTTGCTCAAATAAAAACTGATGATTGGATAAGCGCGCAAGCGGACGACGACACGTGGCACGCTGTAAACTTTCCTAAACTGGTGAAACAGTTGCGAAAAAGTAAAGCTGACATTGTACATTTCCCTTGCATATACTACGGTAAGATGTCAGGGTTTTTTGGAGTTAGTAAGAACGAGTCGTTTGATGATTTGAAAAAGGATAACAATATTTACGGCGCGTCGTTCTTTAAAAAGCACGTGTGGGACGCGTTAGGCGGGTTTAAGCTTGACGTTGCCGGTGACTGGGACTTTTGGTTGCGCGCGATGAAGTCAGGGTTTACATTTGAGTATTTCCCGTTAGTGTGCGCGTGGTTTAGGGTTAGTGATAGAAGTATGTTTGAGCGGTCGTTAAAGAAAATTGGACGCTGTAAGATTAACAAATCAGTTAAGAGAAGCGTTGATAATTGGGAGGGTGTAACAAATGAAGTTTAAATGTAGTATTTGTGGTCGAGAACTTGAAACGAAATCTTTTGCGTGCAGTTGTCCTAACTGTAACGTGATAATGAAAAAAGTTAGCGTTATAAACGAAACAGTAACAAAAGTAGTTGAAAAAGTAACAAAACGGTCAAATGCAAAAAAAAGTTAAAGTTTGTTGGAGAGAGTCAACCGGCACGCACGTTGGTAACGCGTTAGGCTATAACACGCATAACAAGTTTATGAAGAAGTACGCCTCGCAGTTTCTTGACTTAGACGTTGATGCCGATACTACGTTTACCATTATGCCGGCAGATATGTTTGTTCCTATAAAAGGGAAGAAGAACGTGTTGTTTTCTATGTGGGAGTCGTTAGAAGTACCTAACAGCTATAAAGCTGGGTTGAGTTTAGCGGACGGCCTGATTGTGCCGTCGAGTTTTTGTAAGAACTTGTTTCGTAAGTACACCGATTTACCGATTGACGTTTGTTGGGAAGGCGTTGAGTCAGAGAGTTACTCGTTTTATCAACGGCAACTTCCTAAGTCGGGCGAAAAGTTTCGGTTTTTGTGGGTTGGCGCGCCGAACCCGCGTAAAGGGTACCCGTTAGTTTTGGAAGCGATAAAAGCGTTCGCCGGGAACCCGCACGTTGAGTTTTATATCAAGACTACTGTTCAACCGATGAACTGGGTACAAACGATAAAGAATACTTGGAAACGCCGAAAACTAATATTTCGTACTGAAAAGGGGTTACGGTCGTTTAGTAGAATGTTACGCCGGGTCCCGCGGCCGGGGTTAGAAGGGCAAGTTATCCGGCAAGGTAACGTTATCTTTGATACGCGGCACGTTTCGTTTGACGAGTTGATAAGCCTTTACAACTCGGCGCATTGTTTCTTGTTACCGTCGTTCGGTGAAGGGTGGGGGTTAACGCTTAGTGAGGCGATGGCAACCGGCGCGCCGTGCGTTGCGACGTCGAATACCGGAACAGCAGACTTTTTCGACGAGTCGGTGGGGTACGTTGTCGATCATTACATTAAACCGATACAGAGTTTAAACTATAACTTTACGTCAGACACTTACATACCGGACACAAACTCATTTGTTCGGCGAATGATAGATGTTATGAACAATTACGGTGAAGCGCTGAAACGTGGGAAACGCGCAAGCGACCGTATACATAAAAAGTTCACTTGGGAAAAATCCGGGAAACGGTTAGCCGAGATTTTAAGCAAGTATCAATAAGGGGGATTCGATGAAACGATTATTCAGTTTTTTGTTGTGCGTGGCGGTGTGTGGGAGTTGCTTTGGCGGTGATTTGGTTAAGGTTCAAGTTTGTTATAGAAAAGCGGTATGGCAATGTCCAAATGGGGTAGATGAGATTACCAATATGAATGTTGTTGGTCCAAATAATTATGACTATATATGCTCTGATGGCAGTAAACCATCTGACTACACATTATATACTGATTGCTTAGCATACCCATTAAATGATTATAATCCTGAACTTGTTGAATCTGACAAAGATAAGAAGTTTTTAAAGTGGAACGAAGAAAGGAAAAAACCAATACAGTATATAGAGCCTTCCAAAGATGATTATTTGCATGTTTACAATGAAAAGTTAAAGGAAACTCAAATGTATTTAGATAAATTAAAAGATAAATTAACAAGTAATGAATTGTCTAGTCTAAATACATTGAATAAAGAGAAAAAATAAAAATGATTAAAAAAACTATTACGACTTTTTTATTGTTGTTCGTTTGCTTTAGCGTATATAGTGCTGACCGATACTGGGTAGGCGGAGGTTCGTCCACGAGTTGGGGTGCGACAGGCGATACAAACTGGTCTACATCTTCAGGCGGTTCGGGCAACGCAAGTGTACCAACATCAAGCGATGATGTTTATTTTGACGCTAATAGTGGTTCGGGTACAGCTGTTATTGACGCAACTGCTGATTGTTTAAACGCTGATTTTACTGGATTTGAAGGAACGCTGGAACATGACACAGGTATAAATTGGAATGTTTACGGCTCTTTAACATTTGATTCTGGAATGACTTATTCTTCTGAGTGGCCATGGGCTTACTTGAATTTTGCCGCTACTTCGGGTAGTCATACTGTGACGTGGGATGGGGTTAGTGGAACTTCTAATCTTAACTTTGGGTCAAGTGGTAGTTCATCTGCTACTTGGACTTGCACTGACTATCTTGCTATTTCTAGGACAGTCACGTTAACTTCTGGAACTTTGACCACTGCTGATGTAGGAGCTCAATATCATTTTTTTAACTCATCTAATACCAATACCCGTACTTGGAACATGGGTGATGGAACTATACAAATTTCGTATAATCAAAGCACGCCCTTTAATTGTTCTACATCTACCAACCTAACTATCAATGGAGAAAGCAGTACTCTGTTATTAAAAAATGGGACGCCAGTTGCAGGGCTTGTATACGCTGCTATGGGGAGCAATACATATAACAATGTTAGTGTAGATAGCTATTATGCCGCCGGGAGAGGATATGCCTTACATGGGTCTTTCACTTGTAATGTACTTACTGCTGTCGCTGCTCCTGACCGCATCGCCTTTGAAGCAGGTAAAACCATAACTGTAAACAGCTTTGTCGCAACAGGTTCATCAGGTAATGAATTTATAATAAACTCTAGCACATCAGCCGCACATACATTATCAGATTCATCAGGGACAAACGAAGTCAGTTGGTGTAATATCTCGTATTCAGAAGCAGAAGGCGGTGCAACATGGGACGCTACAGATAACTGTACTGACAGTGGGAATAATAGCGGTTGGGATTTTGTTGGTGCTCCCCCAGCGACACCAAACTATTTAATGAATATATATGGACAAGGAATATTGAGAGGCATAGGCGGAGGTTTAAGATAATGAACAAAAAAAGCGTAAGTATATTTGAGTATGTTTTTATTGTATTGATTATGGTGTTGATAATTCCTTTCCTAGCACAAGGGTTAGAATTAGTGAGGGATAAAAACACCGCTACGAAGATAATGTTTCCTTTGATTGACGTTAACGGGTCAAGGGTTGTTAACGCAACTTCTCTCGACACCGAATATTCGTACTGGAACGGGTCTGACATTCCTTCGGCGTTCGTTGATATGGAAGGCGAGGCGACGCAACTGAACACGTCGGGGTATTATCATCTTGCAATTAACGCTACCGAGGCTAACAAGGATTTTCTACTCATTGCGGTTAAGTCAAGCGAAGGGTTGACCCAAAATATTTTAGTTAACACCGTTCTAAAAGAAAAGGCTGACAGTATTGAAGGGTACGTTGACGATTTGGAAACACGGTTTACTGCTGACCGGGCAGGGTATCTGGACAACCTTAATGTCACTGGTACGTTAGCGCATAGCGATGACGCTGCGACGTATAAAGCGACTGGGTTCAGCACGCATTCGGCCGCTGACGTCCTGAACGTTGACGTGTCTGGGTACAGCGGCGCCGGGTACGCCGGTACATATCTCAAAACTTTATACGATGAAAAAGGGAACTGGCTTACTGCAACAGGGTTTAGCACGCATAGTGCCGCTGACGTGGCGAACGTTAATATCAGCGCTTACTCCGGCGTGGGGTATCTTGGCACTTACTTAAAGAATCTCTATGACAATCAAGGCGACTGGGCTACGGCGACCGGATTCTCAACGCATAGCGCGGCGAACGTCGTTACTGCAATGCAAGCGGTTGCCGGCGATTTTAAGGCGACCGGGTTCAGCACGCACGCTGCCGGCGACGTTTGGAGCGTAGCAACGCGCGCGTTGACCGATAAAACTGATTTTAGTTTGTCAAGTGCTGGAATTACAGCGATATGGGATAAAGATGTTTCAGCCTACACCGGCGCTAAAGCCGGCACGTATTTAAAAAATTTGTATGATAACCAGAGCAACTGGCTTACCGCGACAGGGTTTTCTACTCATTCAGCGGCCGACGTGTGGGCTGTAGCAACGCGCGCGTTGACAGAGCTTGATGAAGATAACACGACCATTGACTTAGATAGCACAACTGTTTCAGCGTCTGCGTCTATTAGTGAGTCGGATATGAACAGTATAGTTGATAAAGTTTGGGAAGAAGCAATAGTTGATCATAGCGGCACGGCCGGCAGTACAGCGGAGAAACTTAACGCAGCGGGCGCAGCGGGCGATCCGTGGACAACGGAATTGCCGGGGAGTTATACCGCCGGGCAAGCCGGTAACCTTATAGGTAAGATTAACGACGCGACCGACGGGGATAAAGAGTCTGGCGTGTATACCGGCGTTGAAAAGATGATCAAAATTAATAGGTAAAAGGAGAAACATGGATAATTTGCAGTACATAAAAACTTTAGCTTTATATTGGGTTGTGCAAGGTATACCGATGTGCGCGTCGGACGATACCGTGTCGATTGAAATACGGCGGTTATCTGACGGGTACACTTGGAACTTTACGACAACGGAGTTTACCGCGGAAGCGACTACCGGATCGATGACCTTTGTAAACGGAATAATTTGGAAACAGTCGTTTACGCCGCCAACGTCGGACACTTATATCGTTACAATAGAGAACACGACGCTTGACGTTAAATATGTGCAAGTGCTTAAAGCGCAAGGAAACGTCGCGCAAAGCGGCGCTACCGGGAGCGAACTAACAACTTATGCGAACGTTAAAGAAGCGCTCGGCGGGGACGATAGCATTGATAACGACGAAGATATGATTGACAACCTTATCGCGCGCGTTAGCGATGAGGTAGAGGATTATTGTCGCCGATCGTTCCACGCGGCAGATTATACCGAGTATTACGACGGCGATAACACCGACGTGCTGCTTATGCGTAACTATCCAGTCAACTCAGTGACAAGCATTCATGACGACACTGACCGCGTGTTTGGATCCGACACGGCGATTGATAGCGGCGATATAATTATCGAAGCAACGCATAAAGATAAAGATAGGATACGCCTTGATGATGATTTCTTTAGTAAAGGAGTGCAAAACATTAAAGTAGTGTATAACGCCGGATACTCAACTATTCCGACAGACCTTGAACGCGCAGCGATTAACAAAGTTATGGCTGATTACTTAGAGTATAAGAGCGGTATAAACAAAATGTCTGGCGACCTTGTTACTAGGATAGATAAGCTTCGGGAACAGGCCGACAAAACCATTGAGCGGTATAGGCGGTATTAATGATAGAAGTTAAACTCGACCAAAACGAATTAAAAGCGCTAATGTCAAAACTTGACCGTATAAACGTTTCTAAACGGCCGCCGTTACTCGTTGACGCGTTACGCCAGGCAAGCTTGATAATTGAACAAAAGATGAAACTCGAAGTCACCGAAAAGAGTTTGAACGTTCGTTCCGGCCGGTTACGAAGCTCGTTAGAGAGTAAAGTTAACCGGGAAACTATGTCGGCGGTTATAGGTAGCGGCGTACGCACGGGCGCGCGAGCGCCGTACGCTAACATACAAGAAACCGGGGGAACGATTGTTCCCAAAAAAGCGAAGTGGTTAACTATACCGCTTGACGCAAACAAAACAGCGCGCGGCGTTATGCGGTTTAATGCGAGCGACGTTATAGAGTCGGGCGGGTTTTTCAGGGAAGTAAACGGGAACTTGTTTTTGTTCGCTAAACAAGGGAAAGCTATTACACCGATGTTTATATTAAAGAAACAAGTTCAGCTTAAACCAAGTCACTATTTAAGCAACACAGAGCGCGCGACGCGCGTTATAGCGTTGCAAAAAATGAACGAGATAGTTGAACGGGGGTTATCCAAATGAGTACAAGTACGGCAATTATTACAGCACTAAAAACGCAACTCGAAGATAGCGACTCGTTGAGTTACGTTAAAGACGTTTTTCTTGGCGTCCGGGATAATGTTACGCAGTTTCCTTGTATCATTATCGAACCGTTAGGAAGCGAAGAAAGCGACGCTATATATCCGTCGCAAGAAATAGTTTTGCTTGTTGCGGTACACGGTTTTATACGGATTATGGATAAAGATTTACAGATTATTGGTTCCGGCGCGATAAAAGGAGTTATGGATTTTGAGAACGATATTAAAAAAGCGTTAAGCGAAGATCGTCGGCTCGGTATTTCAGGAAGCGACGTTAACGTTACTATCGGCGCAACGCGAATGGATTATGAAGCGTACCCGGTGCGTAACTTAGTCGTCGAAGTTAAAATTTATTTTAGACAGCCGTCAGAAGCGAGAACATAAAATTTTTTGGGTATTAACTATAAGGTAAACTTAGGAAAAGGGAGGGCGCAAAAATGTTTAGGTCGTTGCAAAAAGTGATGTTAGTTAAGGAAGAAACCGAGTACGGCACAGACCCGACACCTACCGTAGCCGCAAACGCTATTGAAGCGATAGACATAAAGGTTAATTACAGCGGTGAAGTGTTGGAACGTGGCGTCAGCTTAAAAAGCTTATCGCCAAAAAATGCCGTGTTGGGTAAACGGTGGTGCGAGGTAACGTTCAGTTGTGAGTTGAAAGGTTCAGGCACGGCCGGAACAGCGCCGCGGATCGGCGACTTGTTGCAAGCGTGCGGGTTTAGTGAAGGTGCCGACGTTGGTAGTTCAGTTGTTTACGCGCCGGCAAGTACAGGGCATAAGTCGGTGACGATTTACGTTTACGATATACAAGCCGAAACGGGTAACTCGCGGTTACACCAAATCACCGGCGCACGGGGTAACGTTAGCTTTACTTTTGAAGCCGGCGTTATAGCAAAAGCAGAGTTTACAATGCAAGGGTTAGCAGAAACTATGACCGACGTAACCACGCCGGACGACCCAACGTACGAAACTACCGACGCGCCAATTGTACAGAGTTCAGCGTTTACGCTTAACGCGGTGGCAACGTTAGTCGCTCAATCTGTAAGTATTGATCTTGGTAACGAAGTTTCGCAACGTGAAGATATTCGCGCGGCCGGCGGGTTGAAAGGGTTTCTTATTAACAGCCGTAAACCGTCCGGATCATTTAATCCGGAAGCGGTTCTTGCTTTAACTTACGATTTTTATACCGATTGGGTTAACGCCGCTGAACGAGCATTGAGCCTTGTTGTTGGTTCAACGGCCGGGAATATTTGTACAGTTACAGCGCCGAAACTTACTATTGACGGAATATCTGAATCGGATAGAAACGGGATCCGTACCGAAGATATACCGTTCAGGTTAGCCGGCGACGAAGGAAACGACGAGTTAGTTTTAACGTTTACATAATAAAAAATATATCCCTGCGCCGGCGAAAGCTGTCGCAGGGATAACTAAACAAGGAGGGTTATGATTACAGGATTAGATAAAGACGCAACAGTTGAATATATTTGTGAGGATGATAGAGGAACTGATTCGCCGACAATTTTTGTTTTAGGAGTCATGTCTTATAAAGACAAACTTCATTTTATGGGGATATACACCAATCCCGAAAGAACGATTGAACAAATTGCCGCGGCGAACGTTGAGCTAATAGATAAGTGTGTTAAGGAAGTTAGGAATATAAAAATTAAAGGTACGGTTACAACGATAAACAAAAATGTAGCTGACCATTTAGACGTTGACGTTGTCCGGGAAATAGTTACTGAAATAACAAAGTTAAACGTTGTAACCAAAGAAGAAGAAAAAAACTAATATTGGCAGTTTTTGTTGTGATGAACAATTTAAACTGCCACAGTTGCCCAGTTGCTCATAGAAAAATTAGAGGGTGCCAAGGTTTTAATCAACCTAAGAATCTTCTTGGCGTTAAAGTAGACAGGTGTCCGGTTAAAGTTGTTCCGGGATATGTATTTGAGTATATTACAGCTTACACGTTCTATAAAAATAAGATGTTACCAAATGACGGTGGGTACATGGAACAGCCAGTTAAATTTATTGAATCGATGTTAATATTAGAAAAGGCAGTAACTAATGTCAGAACAAAACCTTAATGTAAATCTACGGTTAAAAGACCAGACTTCAAAAGAGTTAGATAAAACTCAGACTAAGTTTAAAAAGTTTTCTGATTCTTTAGCCAAACAATGGATTGGCATTGGCGTTGCTATTTATGGGACTATCAACGCTGTTAAGTCGGTAATAAACGCTTACGCCGAGCAAGAGGACGCTGTTAACCGTTTAAACAATGCTTTAAAAATCCAAGGAACTTTTACAGAGGATTTATCTCGAAAATATCAAACCTTAGCGGCAGAACTCCAAAAAAATACTCGGTACGGCGATGAAGCGATTATGCAGTTAATGCAAACGCTTATTTCCGTTGGTAACGTTACCGAAAAAGAAATGGATCGCGCCGTTCGCGTATCGTTAGACTTTGCCGCCGCAACAGGCAGAGATTTAAAAACTGCCGCACTTACAACAGCAAAAGCCGCCGCCGGGTTTACCGGTGAGTTGTCGCGGTACGGTATTATCATCGATCAGAATATCCCACAAACTAAAAAATTTGAAGCCGCGCTTGCGTATATGGAAAAACGGTTCGGCGGTATGGCGTTGCAAGACGTTACAACTATGTCCGGCCGTATGGCTCAATTTAAAAACGTTGTCGGCGACTTACAGGAAGAAGTCGGAAAGTTTATTATAAAAGGATTAAACCTTGATTATGTCTTTAAGTTTTGGTCGGAAAAATTAAGGTTAGTTAACACAGAAATTACCAACGGAACGTCGCCGGCGATTCTTTCGTTCACCAGGCAAATTGAAGAAGCCGATACTAGGTTATGGTATCACACTCAGTCTTTAGATAAAGCAATAAAGAAATATGGTGAAGGTTCAGAACAAGTAGAAAAGTATCATACTTTGATACAACGTGAAACTGATTTAATAGCTGGGTTGCGTCAACAAATGGAAGCGTATAACTTAACAAAACAAGAATCAATCGATATTGGTAACATCGATGTAAATATGGGTGATCAGCGTTTAGTTATGCTTCAAGAACAGTTAGCGCAAGAAATAGAAACGACGTTAATCGCTGAACAAGAAAAGGTCGAGAAGTCGCGGTTACTATGGAATATGTATCGCAACGAGCAGACTAGCGCGTATATGGCGCAACTACAAAAAGAACAAGAATTTTTTCAAGTTGCTATTGATAACAAGAAAAAAGCCGATATGAGTTATTGGGTTTTAGCGAATCAACAAAAAGACGTTTTCGGCGCCGGTATATCTAAGATGTTCGGCGATATGATGAAAGGAACGTTTGAAGCTAAAGCGTCGTTTAAAGAACTCGGTATTGCAATGGTTAAAACTGTAATTGAATTTATGGTTCAAAAAACACTAGCGCACGTTATGAGTAAGATTATGACAACGGCAACGGTTGCCGTGTCGTCAGCGGCGGGCGCGGCCGTAGCGGCGGCGTGGGCGCCGGCGGCGGCGATGGTTTCTCTTGCAACGTTGGGCGCTAATGCCGCGCCGGCGGGTGCGGGTATAACTAGCATTAACGCGTTAGCGCGGTCGCTTGCTATACCGGCGATGGCAGACGGCGGGATCGTTGACAAACCGACGATAGCGCTTATCGGTGAGCGTGGCCGGGAAGCAGTTATACCGTTAAGCCGTGGCGGTGGCGTTGGCGGTAATAACATAACTATTGAAATGTATAACCCGGTTATAACGAGCGACGAAGTAGCGAACGACGTGGTAAACAAAATCATAGAACAAGTGTCTTACGTGTTAAACAGAGAGTCAGAGAGGGCGTAAAAGTGGCAAATGAAGTACAAATTTATTTTAACAGTTACGATTTGAATGATAACGGTATTGTCGTCGATAGCTTAAAAATTAGCGAAAGTAAGTCAGTCAAACTGTTTAACATTCCAAAGTCGGACGGGTCTATTGCCGAAGAATGTAAACGGTCAAGTCTTACTATAACGGTTATGGGTACAATTATCGGTACCGGGTACGACGATTTGAGGACTAACCTTGACGGGTTTAAGGCTAAACTATATAACGGTATACAGAAATTTACGACTGATGACGATAGATATGTTTATGGTCAATTAAAAAGTTTTAGCGCTGATTTTGTGAACATGATATTCTTAAAGTGGAGCGCGTCGTTTATTGTGCATTACCCGTTTTGGTTATCGAACACGTTATCTAGCGACGAACGTACGCCGACTAGCGGGGTTGGGTACACTATTAATAACGGCGGAAACGCTCCAACGCGCGTTAAAGTTACGGTTACCGCACCGGCCGGGGATATAGATAACGCGTGCCAAATAGAGAACACCACAAAAGGTGAGCTGTTTAAGTATAAAGGCGTCATTACAGCAGCAGAGTCGTTAGTGGTAAACAACCGCGTCGATCAGGACGACCTAACCGTTGAGAACAACGGTGACGATGACCACACTAATTATGAAGGTGATTTTCTGACTTTGGATCCGGGAGATAACACGATAGAATATACCGGTACGGCCGGAGCGACAGTTAAACTTGAGTATAGGGACGCTTGGTATTAATATGACAGAGTACGCTCATAATTATAACGTGGAGTTAAGGAACAGCAGCGGCGAGTTACGGAAGTATTTAACGCCGTGGGTTAGGTCTGTTTCTTGGGAGTGGAACAGGATCGGCGGGTGCGGCCGGTGTAATATTAGTCTTGCTATGGGGTACTGCGACATTAAGTTCGTTGTCGGCGACGATATACAAATTCGCGTTAAGAGCGGAAGCACTACTAAACTGGTGTATCGCGGATGGGTGGCAAGCATTGTACCTACTTTGAAGATAGGCCAAGAGATACGTCTTGACGTGCGCGGATACTTCGACCTTCTCGACCATGTTGTGGTACAAGATACAGGGTCAGATAAAACTTACACTAGTTCAAGTATTGGCGATATAGTTGACTCGATTGCTGACACGTTTATTGCTGCTAACACCGATATAACAAAAGGCACCATAAATTCAACAGCGTTCAGCGTTGACAGCATAACCTTTAAGTCGTCGGTATCTGACGCGTTAAGCACGTTAGCTGAGATCGCCGGCGGGATAGAGTATGGCGTTGACGAGAATTTAAGTTTCTTTTGGTTGGCTGAAAGAGTTACATTACGTAAAATTTTTCGCGCCGGAATGGACGTTGAGAGTTACGAGAAACGTACTGACGGAAACCAGTTAATTAACAAAATATATTTTGAGGGTGGTAGCGATCATAGGAACAGCGGGCAAAATAGCGATAGTCAGTCGCGGTACTACTTAGCAGAAAAAATTATGATGAACTCGTCTATTACAACGTCTAGCGTGTCGGCGCAGTTTATTAGCGCGCAATTAGACCTTTATTCCCGGCCTAAGACTGTTCTCCGGATAAAGGTTCCTAACGTAGCGTTACGGTTAGAAGATTCTTTACCAATAGGTAAAATAGCCGTTTCAGATCCAAACTCGGAAGAGAGGGATAACGTTTGGGGTACTGCCGCTAACGGAGGGTCAAATCTTCTTTGGGGAACCACCGCAAACGGCGGGTCAAACGAGTTATGGGGTAACCTTTTCAGCGACCAATTGTACAAGGTTAGTTATCAGATAAGCGAGTCAGAAGGTAAGTTTCACCTTGACATACAGCTTGGCAATAGCGGAATATTAGAGGCCGCAGCAAAGTTGCGCCGGTTAGAACAGTCAATAACTGATTTAAGACAAAGGAGTTAATATGTCAGAATATCCTAGCAGCGTTAAAAGTTTTACAGATATAGTTGACGGCGTTGATTATATGGAAGCGGCGAGCGTTAATGTCGGGTACGACGAGATTGAATCGCTTCAAACGTTCATTGGTGCAACGGGCGACGTGCAGAGTTACAGCGCGTCGGTTTTAGAAGCCTTAAGTGATTATATGCGCGGGTGCCGGTTAGAGTATAAAGGCGCGGCCGATATTTATGTTAGAAGCGGTGCGGTTGTGTTTGCCGGCGGGAGTAAAGTGAGGTTACGCGTTAATAGTAGCGACTTAACTCTTGATTGGGGGGATATAGATACTGGGTCAGAAGCTAACTCAACGCTATATTACGTCTATTTAGTTTTTGACGCAAACGCGACGACGTTTACCGCGGTGATCTCAACTAACGCGACAACGCCGACCGGCGCGACGTATTATAAGCGAATAGGTAGTTTTTACAATAATGCTAGTGGGGATATTGATGCAGATAGGATAACAAACGATTGTGATGTGGATTATGATACAAAAGTTAGAGGGTTTATAAGTTTCAACGGATCGGGAACGATAGCGGTAAACAAATCTTTTAATGTTGCGGCGATAACTGATAATGGTACAGGCAATTATACTATTACGTTTAAAGTTCCTTTTGCTGATACAAATTATATTGTTGTCGGTATGAGCGGTAATTTATCCGTTAACATCACTAATGGAACTAGGAACACGATCCGGGCAAAGGCGGTCGGTTCTTGCCAGGTGTTAATTGCAAACGTTGACGGTCTTTACGACGCGCCGGAAATAATGCTTTTATTTTTAGGTGAACAATAATAAAAGGGGGAAAAATGAAAGTTAGAATAATTGATAATGGCGACAATAGCGTTGGTGTTATTTATCCAATAACACCTGATGGTTTAGATCTGGCTACACCTAAAAACGCGGTTTACGTCAACGTTGAATCGTCGGAGTTGCCGGCAGACGATGAGCGGGAAGGGTGGTTCTTGGATAAAGGTAAAATATCAATCAACAAATCTAGTCAAAAATTAAAAGAGTATAAAAGAACGAAACTAATCAACCAAGAAAAAACAAGCATTATCGAAACTCTTGCAATCGATAGTCTTAAAAATAAAGGAGTTTTAGATCAAGATGGGAGTTTGAAATTTAACGAACAAGGAGTAGAAAGAAATGGATAATTGCCCAACAGGAGTACGGCTAGAGTCAGAAGTGACGCACCACACAGCGCAAATCAACGGTATTGTCTCTGATATCAAAGAGATTAAGGATAGCTTGATAAAGCGTCCGACGTGGGCGGTATGCGTTATTATTACAATTCTTACTGCGTTAACTTGTTCTTCCATTACTTGGGCAGTTACTGTTTTAAAGATTTTTATAAAATGAAGTGTCCGGAATGTAATACCGAAATGAAACAATGGGCAAAAGAAAGTAACTCGCATTATTGCGAGAAATGTAAGGTTGAGTATTACGATGTCGGCGGCCGGTTACTAACATCCAAAGAATATGATAAAAATAAATGGACATGGTAAAGGGTTACATAAAATAAAAAAGAGCGAAACAATACGGCTTCTAAACGAGCTGTTTAAATATTTAGATAGGTTACAATTAATAAAGGTTATGCGGTTCGCAATACAACTAAAAAAAGATGAGAAAAATAATTGAGTTAAAAGATCTTCCTGCCGAAAAGTTCCCTTTAATAGTTCTGGTGGATAATCGAAGCGGTACGTTTCTATCTTCACGGATAAAGTCGCACTCTAAAGGCAACTATAATCATATAGCGTGCTTTATTAGCCCGACCGAGATAGCGTCGCAGGATCCGCAAGGGTACCGAAAAGTTGACGCTAAGAAATATTTTGTTGAAGAAAACTTCTTAAAGTTCTGGCGAGTAAAGACTTCTAAGCAAAGAGAGTGGCAAATGCTAATTGAAAGCGAGTTGGGAAAGCCAGGGATATATTCCGGGTACGACTTCCTGGGCATCGCCGGACAATTTCTTTACAGTATTATAAAAGTGCCGTGGTTTAAAAAGATAAACAATCCAATTAAAAAGTATTGTTCAGAACGGGAGTCTATACATCTGCGGTATTTGTTCGGGTTTGATTTGCCGGCGAAACCGTCGCCAAGCGATCTTAACCGAGCGTTCCACGATATACCGCAACTGGAAGTAGCGGGGTACTGGTTCGATGAAGAAGCTTAGTATATTTGTATTAGTTCTATTCTTATATGGGTGCGCGTTTCATAGGGAGTTTACTGCAACTGTCGAAGGGGATAAGGTGAAAACGCCGTGGGGAACGGGGGAAGATATAACGATAAAAATAGTTTCCGACATAACAATCGGGAAATAAAAAAACGGTACTGTTTGGAATGTAAGTCTGTATTACCTTTTTCTTGCCGAGGCATATATTGCGTGTCGTGTCAAGAAAAATATGAAAAAATATATGAGTTAGGTAACAGAATAAAATTCCCGTTATGCGAGTAATAACAAAAAAAAGACTTGACAAAATGTTTTCATTTTGTTAATATGAATTAACAAAAAAAGAGGAGGTATTAAAATGAGGCGCATCTTAATATTTATTATACTGCTAAAATGTTTTTCAGCTTACGCAGTTGACCTTGATATTATTAAAAACATCGAAAGTTCCGGCAACCCAAAGGCTTACAACTCAACAAGTAACGCACGCGGCCTGTATCAAATAACTCCAATTTGCTTAAAGGAGTGGAATAATTTTAACCCAAAAGAAACTTATACACAAGATGATCTTTTTGATCCAGCCATAAACCGTAAAATCGCCGATTGGTACTTACACGTTCGTATACCAAAAATGATAAAACACTACAAAAAATATTTGACAGATAGAAATATTCTTATCGCGTATAACGCCGGGATAAGCTACGTTGTATCAGGGAAGGAACTGCCAGAAGAAACTAAATCATATATACAAAAATATATACAAGGAGGTAAATAATGTTTATAACAGTACAAGAAATGCGAAAAGTTACGCCGTTTGGCACGTTTGAACGCACTTATGATAAAGAAGATGAACTCCAAAACATTAAGTGGGGATATACCGAAGAAGAAATACTTGAACATAACTTTGATATAACTTTTATACCTAACAACCCGGACTTGCCAAAGTTACGGAAGTTTAACCGACACCACCATTGGAAAGTGGATCGGTTTGTTACCGAGGACATGTTGTTAGCTTGCCAAAAATCATTTAATCTTTTAAAAGAGGCGTTTACTTATGTCAATGCGATTGTTTGATCACCAGAGTTCAGCTGTTAAGTTTATCGTTAAGAACGGGGGTATTGGCGCGATATACCATTCTATGGGGTTAGGTAAAACGTTAACTGCATTGACGTGTTATGAAATATTTAAAAAGAAAGATGCAGACTTAAAACTTTTTGTCGTGTGTCCGTTATCGCTAATTGAAGGTGCGTGGGCGGTGGATATAAATAAGTTTACTTCTTACACTTACTGCAACCTTCACGATAAGAAAGTTAAGGACGCTGATATATATATCCTTAATTATGAAGGGTTACGACGTAAAGAGTTATATAAATTCTTCTGCCGGTATAAGTTTATGATTGTTCTTGACGAGAGTTCTAAAATAAAAAACCACAAATCGCAGACGACTAAATCACTTCTTAATGTTAAGCCGTTGTTTAAGTATAGGATAGTTATGTCAGGAACTCCGGCGCCGAATTGCGAAACAGAGTATTGGGCGCAAATGCAGTTCGTTGACGGTAATATCTTTCACAAATCATTTTACGCGTTCCAAAACCAATATTTTCACCTTGCTCGCGGTAGTCAGCGTATCCCCGGAACGGTGGCGTGCCGGGCGACGTTACGCGAAATGTTCTCTAAAGGGTGGAAGTATGAACTCACCAAGGAAAACAGGGATAAACTTATTAAACGTATGGCGCCGTGGTGCCATTACGCGAGGAAAGAAGATTGCCTTGATTTGCCAGAGAAGATTGACGAGTTGCGTGTGGTTGAACTTACAGGTAAACAGAAACAGCATTATAACGAAATGAAAAAACTTTGTATTACCGAGATACGCGGCCAAGATATCGCAGCAAACATCGCGTTAACTAAGTTAATGAAGCTCCGTCAAATTCTTTCCGGGTTTGTTTTAGATAAGGACGGAAAGCCGTTAGAAATTGGCGAGAACGCTAAGATGCGTGAGTTGGTTAACGTTATCGAAGAGGCCGGCGATCAAAAAATTATTATATGGGGGAACTTTCAGCACGAAATAGAAAAAATTGCTGATACGTTAGGCACTGACGCGGTGACGCTTTATGGTAAAACTAAAAATAGACAGGAAGTTATCGACGCGTTTCTCACTGGAGCGCCGAAGTATCTTGTTGCTAACCCTAAGACCGCTGGGCATGGCCTTACCTTTGTTAATTGTAGTTTAGAAATATTTTATAGCTTAGATTATTCATGGGAATCATACGCGCAAGCTAGAGATAGGGTCCATCGTCCCGGACAAAAAAACGCGTGTACTTATATACATCTTCTTGGCCGGGACACTATTGACCAAGATATTTACAAAGTTTTGCAACGTAAAGGTGACGCAGCTGATATAGTTTATGAATTTTTAAGGCATAACAAATGAATGAAACTTATATAAAACAACAGGTACTTAAAAAGTTAAGAAAAAAATATCCTACCGCATGGATAAAGAAGATTTGCGATAGGTTTACTAAAGGGACACCTGACATAATTTGCTGTATCAACGGGTTGTTTATCGCTGTCGAACTTAAAACGCTAAATGGCGTTATAAAGCCTATACAAACTCATGAGATACGTTTGATCAACGAAGCCGGAGGGAAGGCGTTCGTTGCGAGAAGCGTGTCGGAAGTGTTAAAGGAGGTGGAAGAGTATGTCGGAAAATGTTAGTAGTAACCGGGAAAAAATGCTCGTTGTGAGGTACAAAGAGCAAAAAGCAAAAGTTCTCGATTTGGACGGCCAGTATAAAGAGGCTAAGTTCGAGTTAGAGAACATTGAACGCGACTTGCTGCAACTGATGATTGACGAAGATAAAGAGTCGTCGGCAAGGTATGACGGCGTCGGGTTTGTTACCCGGACAACGCCGAGGTTGTTCGCTAGTTTCAAAAAGGAGTATGAGCCGGAAGTGTTCGCGTTTCTAAAAAAGATTGGGCGCGACGATATCATTAAGACGTCGGTTCATTCGTCAAGTTTGTCGTCGGCTGTTAAAGAGATCATGGAAGAGGGAAACAGGGTACCGGAGTTTATTAGTTGTTACTATAAAGAAAGCTTACGGCTTTACGAAAAATAGGAGTTTTGACATGGCTAAAAAGATAAAAAAACAAGAATCAACTGAAATCGCTACCGTGACAAAGTCGCGGCGCGGGTTTGAAGAACCAACAGAAAAAGAAGATTATATCATACCACGAGGGTTGCTGCTGCAAGGGTTATCAGAAGCAGTACAAAAAGAAGGTATGAAACAGGGGTTGATTATTAACAGCTTGACGCGTGACGAATTGCCGGAAACGTTTATACCGATATTTAAGTTTACAACGTGGATTCGGTATAATGCTAAGAAGAAAAGCGATCGAGGGTATGACGACAACTTCGATTTAGGCGCCGTGATATGGAAGTCTAACGACCCGAACGATCCGCGTGTAATCGAAGAGTCGAAGTTCGGCGAAAACGGTGACGCGCCGCTTGCTACAAAACATATAAACTTCTTTTGTTATTTCCCGGGACATCCTACGCCAGTTGTGGTAAGCTTTAAAAAGACGTCGTTACGCACTGGGCGAGAGCTTCTTACTATGGCAAAGATGTTTAACTCGGACATGTTCGCGTACCGGTATAACCTTACCGCGCGGCTTGAAGAGAAGAACGGTAACTCGTTCTATATGTTCAAAGTTGCGCCGGCGGGAAAATCTTCTGCGGAAGAGTATACTGCTTGCGAAAAATTGTATGACGCGTTTGCCGATAAACCAATCATCGTTGACGAATCTCATCATCAGGACGAAGAGTAACGTTTCTTTGCGGGCGGGGTTTTAGCCTCATTTCCCCGTCCGCGCCTTATTAAAGGGGATATATGATATATGAATTTATAACTTCTAACGCTAAACTTTCCGAGCATCACCGTACCGAACTAAAACAGAAACGCGGGTTCACTGACCAAACAATAGACGACAACAGATTTATCTCTGGCGGTAAATATCTTCTTGATCTTGAAGAAAAAATTATCTCCGCGCACAACGATGTAGACCTTTTGTCGTCCGGGGTATGTCTTAAAGAAGCCGGCGCGCTTCACTTATCGCCAGTGCTTCTTGAAGATAGAATTCTCATTCCTTACCTTGACAAAAACTCTAAAGCTTACCATTTACGGCCGCATAAACTAGGATTTAAAGACGTAGAAATACAGATATACCACGAAAAAACTATCGGCAGAGAGATTATCCTGACCGAAGGAGAGTTTAAAGCCGCGGCCGCGGTGCAGTACGGTTTTAACGCTATTGCTGTTCCCGGTATATCGTCGTTCGCTGACCGGCACTTCCCACGATTACTAAAGTTTTTAAATAATAATAAAGTTCGTGAAATTGCTATAATGTTTGATAACGAGGTTAAAGACGACCCGGCGTTTAAGTCGTATAAAGACGACCCAAATAAACGATATGACGTATACTACTACGCCTATTATATGGCGTATATGCTCGATAAAGAAGGGTTTGAGTGTCGCGTTGCGTGGCTGCCTGACGGGTGGCGCGTTAACGGAAAAATTGATATTGACGGAGCGCTTGCTTGCGGAAAGACGTCCGAAGAGTTGCGAAGCATCATTTCTAAATCTAAAACACCGCGCATATTCTTTGATGAACTACCCAAGCAAGTGCGCCAATTAATTAAACGTAAGCTAAAGAAGCGGTATCTAAAATCGCACGTGCGTAAAGAGTTTGGGAAGTACGTCGCAACGAGGATGCGTAACCGCGCAGAAGTAGATGAAATAATATCTAACTTCACTATTAAAATTATTGCTACGCATGAAACTATTGAAGGTATTATTAGGGAAGTTATATTTATCAACGAGTTCGACGAAACTACGCCGTCGTTCTCGCTATCCCCGGAAAGTATGACCGGGTCGGACAGTTTCTCGACGTTTTGTTTGGCGCACGGAAACTATATTTGGCGTGGGAACAGAGAAGATTTAGCGTCGATATGGGAATCAGAGTTTCTTGACGACGACGGCCGGCATATTATTGAGCCTGACCATATAGGGTGGATCCCGGCAGAGAAGATGTGGCTGTTTGGTAACGTCGCGATAAAGGCTAACGGCGAAGAGCTTCGTCCGGATAAAAACCACATCTTTTGGACAGAGAAGAAAGGGCTTAAACCTATACCGCTAGGTATCACCAGCGGCCGCGCGATGATCAGCGAGGGGATACCGTACCTTAACCTAGCAGCGTTCGATACAGAGGAAGTGAGGCGCCGCCTCGTCGATACTATCGGCGAAATGGAGGCTAACATTTGCCTTGGGTGGGTTACATCGGTATGTTTCCTTGAAGAAGTGTTCGCCTCTTACGGTTGTTTTCCTTTTATGTTTATCACCGGGCGCCGGGGATCAGGAAAATCGACTATCGCAGAGTGGATGATAAACTTCTTTGGGGTTGAGAACGCAGGGAAAATGGCGTCCGACACGACTGCGGTCGCTATACAGCGATATTTAGCGTATTACTCGTCGCTTCCAATGTTTATCGATGAGTACCGCAACACAAAACAGATAACTTACAAGAACGGGTTCTTTCGTAACGCGTATAACCGCCAGTCGGCCGGGAAAGGTATTAAAAGCGATTTCGGTATCAGGGAAGCAAAGATTCGCGGTACGTTGATCATATCTGGAGAAGAAACGCCGGAAGATAACGCGTTCCTTACCCGGTGCATCGTCGTGGTTGTTAGCAAAAAACATCGGAAAGAAAACCATTTTAACTGGTTCACCACGCAACGCATGAAGTTTTCTGGGCATATACTCCAAATTTTACGGCATAAAAAGAAACTTCTACCAGAGTTTATGGAGTACCTTCATACCGCAAAGGAGTATTATACCGACGTTGCCGGCGTTGACGATCGTACCGCTATAAATTATGCTATTGTCGCAGCGGGAAATCGTACCGCGTTTGGATCAAACATTGACTTTGAGAAACTTTTGACCCACGAATCTAAACGAGTTGAATCCGAGTATCAACAGGAACAAGCGATATCTACTTTCTTGGAAGATCTGCTAGTTTTCCAGTCGCTTGGTCGTATATCGGATACGTTATATGACTTTAAAGACGGGATAATTTATCTATACTTCCATGGTCTATATACTATCTGGTCGCAGGAGTACCGCAAGACGCGTGGGATTGAGCCGTTTAAGTCGTCGGCGATCAGGGATTACCTTAAAGAGGAGCCGGGGTATATCGACGGCCGGGAAACCGTGCGGATAAAAGGGCATCTCCGAAAGTGCGTGACGTTCGATTATTCTAACGCGCCAGACGAAATCAGGCAGTTAGTAGACAATGGTAACATGGTAACACATGGTAACAACGCGGTAACAGAGGAAATATAATGCAGTATTACAATAATTTGATTTGTTACCATGTTACCACAGATTTTCATATATTTGACTTATGGAGTTTAAAAGTTGGCCGGAAAGAAAAAAGTCTATATCTAGGATACATATATTTTGGTAACAAAAATGGTAACATGGTAACAAATTTTGAGAAAGTCAATAGGTTGTTGAGTTTTTCTTGTTACCACGCTGTTACCACGTGTTACCATTCGTTACCACGATGAGTTATCGAGAACTTTTAAGACAAAGTGTAAAGAAAACCGACAGTCCAGAGATTAGGCGCTTTTTGGATGTGTTTAAGGTGGCGTATAATGACGCCGGCGATTATATGTCGAAGTACCAAGCAAGGAAGCTGTACTCAGCGATGTCCCGGGCTGATAAGAAAAAAGCGGCGTATATCGTCACTGAGGCTATCAGCGGCGCAGAGGCGGCGGATCTAGTTTTATACTTTGATTGTACTTTAGAATTTTAACAAAAAAATGCTTGACAAAATGTTTACAAAGTGTTAATATAAATTTATAAGAAAAAGGAGTTAATTATGGAAACAAAAAAAGTTGTGCAAGGAATTTTAGAAACTATGAGTAAAGAAACGCTAGCCGGAAAGATAGGTGTGTCAAGTATGACGATTGATCGGTGGGCAAAGGGTAAGTTTAAACCGAATCTCATGACCGAGAAAGAGCTTAATAGAATATATAATCGTATAAATAATCGCCGGACGTAGTAAAAAAGATTATGGAGGGGAACAAATGAATAGAGATATTAAGTTTAGAGCTTGGGATAAAGAAGATAAAAAGATGTATAAAGTAGATATATTCAATTTATCGTCAAAACAAGTTTTTATAGTGAATCAAAAGCCTCTTAGTAAATGGAAAAATTATTCTAAAAGAGGCAATGTTATCCTTATGCAATACACAGGACTAAAAGACAAAAAGGGTAAAGGTAAAGAGATTTACGAAGGAGATTTGCTAAAAGACCCCCAAGGAAATATAGGGGAAGTTTTTTATTTAGCACCATCTTTTGTTATTAGGTGGAAACGAAAAAACGGTTCTTGGGATACAGATAGTTGTTTTGGTTATGGCGAAATAATCGGCAACATATATGAGTCAAAACATTTCCTTGACAATAGGTGGAAACACATATACGAAAACCCTGAACTATCGGAGGAACTAAAATGACACAAGAAAAAGTAATGATTAAGGGCAAGGAATTAAGGGTTGGGTGCATTGTGAAAGATTATGATGGTGACTTTTTAAAAGTTTTAGCTTTTGATAAAGATATGTTTTGCTTTTCTAATTTTCATAAAAGTAAAAAAAATGCCGAAAAGGATAATGCACCTGATATTGTGGTTGAAATCAATGATATCCAAGAAATAATCTCCTACCCAGTCCTAGGACAGGATAAGAACGGGGATGACGTATGGACGATTCATATTCTACAACTTGTGAATGTTGTGGCAATACAATAAAAGCAGGGAAACAGTTTTGTGATAAATGTAAAGATAGTTTTAACTTAATCGAAGAATAACAAACCCCGTCC